AAGAGGGTCTGCGACGGTTCCTTGGCAGGCAGCGGGAAGAACGCACTCTTCAGTTCCTCGGGCGCCAAGTTGACGTCGCGCCACTCACCAAAGCCGAGAGGGGTATCGCTGTCGGAGAACTTGGCATCTTGGGACTTGAAGCCCGCCTGCCAGTTGGCGTACTGACCGGAATCCACCAGCGCACGAAGCGCCACCGTCGAAGCCGCCGCAAGGTCGCCAATCAGGTGAACGTAGCCAAGGGAGTAGAAGCCGAAGGCAGGGATGCAGTGATCGACCGTGTACCACAGGCGCTTCTGCATGGCTTCGTCGGCTTCACGCCAGTTGCGCTTGATCGAGTAGACCTTGCCCGTCTTGACGTTGAAGTGGACGATGTAGGGCGCCATGCCGCCGTCGGGCAGCAGGGGATCGACGCCTTCGAGGTCGAGGTAGCAGTGGGCTTCACCGACCATATAGCCCTTGCGTTCGAGCGACAGGTCGAAGCCTTGGGCGCGGGCAATGGCCTCGGTGATTTCGTTGGTGTCGAGGGTTTCTTCGGAGTCGTTCTCGTCGGGCTTGAGGAAGGTGCCGCTGTCTACGAGGTTCCGCATCTTGCGCGGCGACAGTTCCATGACCTCGATGTACTCGTCGGCATCCTTGAGATGGGTAGCCGCCGGGTCGATGTAGAAGTTTTCGGCGTAGACGACGGTCGGGTCAGGCGTGCTGGTCTGCGTGTTCCAACCGGCCTTGCGGATGCCGACGCCCATGAAGCCGACGCGGAACAGGTTGCGTTCGAGGTCCGAATAGAAGCCTGCGATCTGATCGACAAGCTGGTGGTTCATGTAGGACTTGACGCGGGCGGCAGCCTGTTCGCGGGCCGGGTCGGTATAGCCAAGGATGCGGGTACGGACGGGGCCGCGCGCAGGCCACAACTCTTGGATGGCCTTGGCTTGGAACTTGACCACGTTCTCGATGAGGAGCGGGTGAACGGCGGTGCAGGCCCCGTCGACTTCGGTGTTGCCCTCGCCTTCCGTGTTGAGGCCAAGCCACTGGATGCCCTTCTTGATCTTCTCTTCCCACTGCTGGCGGGAGTTCTTGAAGGACGTAAGTACGTCTTGACGGTCGGAGCCAATGTCGTCTACGACGGCGCTGTCTAGGAAGGGGACGAGGTTGGCATCGAATGACATATCGACCTCGATGACTTCGGCGTCTGGAATGAGCAGGAGGGATTCCTCCGAGAACTCGAACTCGATCTCGGGCGCTTCGTTGTCGTCGGACGGGAGGATCGGATTATCGGACATGGCTCACTTGGCTCCAATAGCTACGGAATGGGCGCCGCTTAGAAGGTCCTTCGGGGCGGCTGACAGTTTCTTGTGTCAGTTCATAGCGGCGACGCAAGTAAAGAAGGGCCATGACCATTGCGTCGACCGAGTCGTCATGGGCGCCCTTCGGGAACTCCAATGCCTCTTGCAGCAGTTCGGCGGCGTACTTCTTCTTGAGAGGTATCCACACGCGCTGCCGCTCGATAATGCCAGTTACAGCATGAGCGCGGGCTAGCTTATCACGATCAGGCTGGAAAGGCAATACCGGCAGCTTGTTTAGCTTGAGGTCCTGAATGAGGGACTGGCCGGAAGCCTTGTTCTCGATTACCATTTTGTCTGGCCTGAATACCTCATATTGCTCTTTGGCAATGTTACGGAGCTGGGGAAAGGTCCACCGGCCCCTCACCTGGTTCAGGAGGATGGCATTGGGCTCTTGATATTCGAAGCCCTTGTCGTCCGTGTAGGTAAGGTGGAAGATGCCCCAAGTCTGGATGACGGAGTAGTCGGCCGTGGCCTTAGTAGAGAAAGCGGTGTCGAGGGTCTGAATGATCTCGTCGCACTCGGGCGGATCTTCTTCGTCCCAGTCTTGGAAGTCGTCCTTTGTGAAGACGTTGCCGTCGTCCCCGACCGGAGTCTGCATGTAGAGGGCGCCCCAGTCGGAGCGGGCCAGACTCTCACGGGTCGTGGTCAGATCGTCCATCGTAATGTATTCGGGCCAGTAGGACGCGCCCTCTTCAAGCATAAGGTAGTCGGCAGCGGGCTTGTCGAGAATGGCCGGAATGGAGATGACTTCCCACTGGTCGACCTTGCCGTTGCGGGCGGCCTTGTCGAGGAGGAAGCCTGAAAGGTCCTTGACATGCCAGCGGGTGTTGACGAGGATGATCCGGGAGTCGGGCAACTTACGGGAGCGAAAGCCTGGGCCATACCAGTTGTTGACCCGCTCGCGCTCGGTGTCGGACTTGGCGGTCTGTTCCGAGAGGGGGTCATCGAGGATGCCCAAGTTGAAGCGGTAACCGGCGATGGACTTGCCTGCGCCTGCCGGGAGGAAGGAGCCGCCAGCAGTTAGTTTCCAGCCGGTGACACCCGACATGTCGTCGCGGATCTGGACGCCCGGAAAGATTTCGAGGTATTCAGTGGAACGGACTAGGTCGCGGATACGGCCCGAACATTCAACCGCTTTGTCCGTGGTATGTGAGATCCACATGATGCGCCAAGTCGGGTTGCGGCCGAAGGACCACGCGGCGAACAGCATGAGGAGGACGGACTTCATGGAGCCCGGCGGCAACGCCAACATGAGGCGAGGGATGGAACCTTCCTCAACGTCGGCCAGCGTGGCGGCGATGGCTTGGATGTGGCGTCCGTCGCGGTAGTCGGACCCGTCGAGCATAAGGTGAGCTAACAGCTTCACGAAGACGTAGAAGTCGTCACGCGCTTCGATGATGGCCTTCTGGTGAAGGGCATCCGCCAACTCCGCTTTGAGTTGTAGAAGGGTATCAGCCTTTTCAACTGACGTCATAGGTATTCTTTTTGCGTTGATTGTCGGCGGCAGGAATTATTTGCAGATTACAGGGGACATGTAAGCCGCACACAAAATCATGTTTGAGGGGGATTATGTGATCTACCTGATGCGGTATGCCGGTCTCAGCCGACACTTCCCTTGCCCGCGTGTAAAGGTCTTTTAGCTTTTGACGATCCACCCATGTTGGTGCCGCCCGAAGTTGGGCCGCTCGGCGGGCAGAACAGTGGGCGTTTATTAAACCGGGGTTGCGCTTTCGATACCGTTGAGTTGCACTATTTGCGGATTCGGGATTGTTTTTTCGGTATTCGCGAGCAGCTTCACACCGGGCTTCGCGATTCTGACTGTCGTACTTCGCTGTGTACCGCTGTAACTTGTCCGGGTTTTTGCGATCCCATCTAGACTGATTGTCGCGCGCACAAATAACGCACGCCTTGCTAGACACAAAGCGCGGAGCCAAATGCCCCCGAACACAAGGGATGCCTGTATAGAACCTAGACAACCCTTGTGCCCTGGCTTCAGCCTGTGAAATACTAGTCGCAGGCTCAGTTGATGCGGAGACGCGCTTCAATGTCGGGCTCGACTTCCTTAAGGACGCGCGAGAGTTCAGCAATACGCGTATCCAGTTCTTCCTTAGAATGGACGACGCGGTGCGTAACTTCCCTGCGTTCCGTAAACATCTGAAGATATTTAGCAAGGTTTTCCATGGCACGGTTGGCGTTAGTAAAGTCGCCAGTCTGCATAGCGGCAGTAGCAATATCGTTGAACCACTTTACCACATCCTCTACATTTATTTTCATGCGGGCCTTCTCCTCAATTTCGAACGCAGTTACTAGGTCGTGGAAGTGTGGAATGGCTAGGTTTCGGTTGGCGATACGAAGCAGGATATTGTAGTTGCCGCTGTCGTAGCCGGCGAGCCGGGCCGCACCGCACTTGTTGGTCCGACCGTTAATGGCGTACTGACGGGCGAACTCAACCTGCTTGGGGGTCAGGTTCTTGAAGCGTTCCACCTTGTCCCAATGCGCGTGCCACGTCTCGCGGAGTTGGTCCTTGATGGAACGGATCGCCTCCACATGCTGCTTAGTGACGACGCGCTTGGGCTGGTGGATGTTGAGTTCCCGCAGTTCTCGGCGGTACTTGCGCTGACGCATGCCCTGAGAGGGGCGGTTGGGTTTGCGCTCCCGATCCGCCTTCTCCTTCCGCTTCAAGTGGTCAGGCTTAGGCTTGGTCGATACTTTGGGAACGTAGGGCTCATCTTCGCTCATGCGGCTGCCGTATCCTCTTCGTCAACACGGACAATGGAAATGCGAGAGCGGCCCTTTTGCGAGTTGCTGCCCGAACGCCCCGCGCTGTAGAAGCGGAGACCGTGCCGTTCAAGGGCGGGCCGGATGCGGCGCAGTTCGGCGGCAAAGCTATGGGAGGTCTGCGGCAGCTTCTCGCGGGGACCGATGTTCATTTCCAGTTGACCGATAAGATCCGAGTAGGTTCCGGAGAACTCCTTTTGCTTTTCCATCATACGCAACATAGCAGAGGCCATGCCATGAAATTCGAGCATGTGGCTCTCGGCGGCCGAGCGGTTGCGCTTGTAGACCTCCATGAGTCGGCCCTCTGGCCACCCGAAAGATTTCTCGGCGGCGACGGCCCACACAGCAAAGGCAGACATGCGCGGCTTTTCAGCCAGCACCACATTACCATAGTTCTGCGTAGCAATCAATGCGGCATTCATAAGGGAGCCCAGCAGCTTGGCGTGGCTGGCGTGGAAGGCATCCCAGAACTCGCTGTCGTCCCGGCGGTGACGAGGGTCGATGCGAGGCAAGTGAACGTGGATGGAGCGGTCCACAAGGTCGCCACGCTCAACGACGTCCGGGATACCATTCATGGCGACGGGGCGGCAGACGCGGACTGCGGACTCTTCGGCATTGGTGTAGAGGGCACGACCGCCTTGCGCTCCGGTGCCAGTGCTGATGACGCAGAGGGCGTCCGACATCTTGTTGGTGATGTGTGAGACGTTGTCGTAGGCGAGGACGAAGGAGTTGCGAACCATAGCTTGCAGGTCACGCTGGTCCTCGGGCGGGGTACGCATGTCGAGGGCGTGTGGGTCGATGATGCGGCGCATCAGGCGCAGGATGGTGGACTTACCGGAGCCTTGTTCGCCGGAAATGGTGAGGACCGGATAGGGACCTTCCGGGCGCAGGCAGCCGAGAAGCCAAGCGACGAGCAGCATGAGGGTGTCGTCGTCAGCGGCCACGAACTGCTTGAGGAGAGTCGGGAACTCGGAGGCCGGGACGGAAAGGTCAGGCTCGACGAGGGGCAGCATGCCGGCGCCGCGAAGCATACGGATGTGGGTCGGGCCGCCCGGTACACGGGTTATGCCGTTGGCGCTGATGTGCCACGCGTCGTTGGCGTCGTTGCCAATGTCCAAGTAAAGGTCGCCCAGCTTGCCGCCGACGCGGATGTAGTCCTTGACCTTCTGGCCCTTGGAGCGTACCCAATGCGAGAAGTAGGTCTGGGCCGCCGCGAACAGGTCGCCGTTAGGAAGATGGCCCGCCGTGTCCACGCAGAAGGCGGAGAACCAACCACGGAAGTCGCAGTGACCAGCCGGTGTGACGGACAGGGTGCGACGGATGCCTGCCTCAGTGTAGTCGAGGAACAGGCGGCCATCTTCGGTGGTCCACGGAGTGAGGTGTAGCTTCGCGTCGTTGAGAAGTTGGACGCGGTTGATCTTGTCGGACATGGTCGCTCCTTAGCTAGGAGCCCATCCTATGCGAGGTGAGGAAGGAGTGCAAGTAGATTCTCACCTTCCTCACCAGCTACTCGGTGACGCGGAAATTGGTGTTGGTCAGGATAGCCAAGATGGAGACCAGCACCGCATTGATGGAAGTTATGGCCGCCGAGTTGGTAGCGCCCGTCGCGGAAGCTGCACTCACGCGGATTTCGAGTGCGGAGACCACATTATTAATGGAGGTGATCGCGGCTGCATTCGTGACCCCGCCAGCCGAAGCGGCACTAACGCGGATTTCGAGGGCCGACACCACGTTGTTAGTGGAGGTGATTGCGGCAGCGTTGGCAACCCCGGCTGCGGACGCAGAGCTAACACGAATCTCAAGAGCAGAGACGACGTTGTTGGTAGAGGTGATGGCTGCCGCGTTGGCAGAGGTGAGGGCCGAAACGGCGGTAAGCTGGATATTAAGCGCAGAGATGGAGGCTTGCGCGTTGATGAGGGCCGGGGAGTTGGTCCAGACTTGGGCGCTGACATTGTAGACGAGGACTTCGCCGTCAGCGAGAGAGGTGCTGGCAGAAGTCTTGACGTCGTGAAGTTCGCCAAGTTCGTAGCCGTTCTGGACTTTGACGTAAATGGAGCCTGCGCCGACAGATCCGCCCTTGACGATATAGCCCATCTGAACTAGGTGCTGCGGCGCCTCGGGCTTGATGGGCGTCAGTTCACCTGCCGATATCGGAGACAGGTATACAATGTCGCCGTCGGCGTAGGCGTTGGTGTCGACGTTCCTAATGAGACCATCGGTTGCAACGTAGCCAGAATGGTTGACGGAAACCGTCTCTAGCATGAGGCCGAAGATAGTCAGGCTGTCGGCATCGCTGTCGGCCTGGGCGAGGGCGCCTGTGAGGCGCTGGCCTTGGGCGCCAGTGACACGAACGGCTTTGCCCTTGGGGAGCGTGACGCCGCTGTTGTTGAAGACTTGGGCGACGGTGCGCTGGCCGATGAGCAGGTTGACGGTGCCGGTCAGACCTAGATCAAGGGTGCCCGACTCGATGTCCCACGTTAGGCGGCCCGGCGCGGGCGCGTAGCTGGTAGTGGTATTGAAGTCGATGTACTGGACGTTGGTAAGGAAGTCGCCGTTGCGGAAGGCTTTGGTCGAGACGACTGTGTTGACAGAAGTGATGGCGGCAGCATTGATAGAAGTGAGAACGGATACCGCGTTGACTTGGACTTGAAGCGCCGAGACAGAGGCCGACACAGCCGCCACGCGAATGTCAAGGACTGAGACTACGTTATTGACAGAGGTGATTGCTGCGGCATTGACAACGGCTGCGGCCGAGACTGCGCTGACGCGGACTTCGAGAGCCGAAACGACGTTGTTGGTGGAGGTGAGAGCGGAACCCAGTGAGACAGCCGCAACGGAAACCGCACTGACCCGGATTTCTAGGGCGGAAACGACGTTGTTTACAGAGGTGATTGCAGCAGCGTTGACGGAGGTAGCGGCCGATACGTCGTTGAGTTGGACTTGCAGGGCGCTGACAGAGGCCGAGACGTTGGCTACGCGGATTTCAAGAGTCGAGACGCGAGACTCAAGAGCAACTAGGGCGGAGACGTCGATGGCTGCAAGCGTGGAGTTGATGGCGGAGATGGAGGCTTGGACCTGCACCACCGTAGAAGAAAGCGCCGAGACGACGGCATTGGTGCTGACGACGGCAGCAGAGACGGCAGCGATCTGAGCCGCATTGGCAGAGACCGCCGCCGAAACCGTGTCTAGGCGCGACGAGACCGCAGCAATATCGTTGCTAACGGCACTGGTCGCGAAGATGGCCACCGCAGATATGGTAGTCTGGAGTGTGCCACTGTTCTGCACAATAGGCAGAAGCTCGACGCCGGTAAGAGGACCCGCCGTCGTAAGTTGCGAAATCTTTTTCGGATCAGCCATTTAAAAGGCGAGGACGATCAGGGCGCCCACGGAAGCGGAGGCGCGACGACCGGAGGATTGATCTGCGCGGCGATGTTGGCCGCCAGCGCGGCTTCGATCTGCGCGGCCTGCTCCGACCCGAGAGCGCCCTGCACCCAGCCGACCACCTGCTGCTGCGTTAGGTCGGCGTAGGGCGTGAACCCCGCCTTAGCGTCGTAGGTGAGGCCAACAGTGCCGTAGGCGGTAGCGGTGTAGTCGCCGTCCGCCGCATTGATGCGCCAGTGAACCGTGAACACGACATCCGGCTGGCCGTCGCGCTGCGGGTAGCAATCAAGCT